ACGCGCCAACATCTGACAGGCCTTTATTTGCGGATTTAACTGCAGCGTCTGTGGCAGCTGCAGCATCAGAAAACGATTTGGCAGTAGCCTTTGCCGCTGCGTCGGTGATGGCGTAAGCATCAGCCAACACCTTAGCCACGCTAAGGGTTGCAGCGTCTGTTGCTGCTGGGGTATCGGTCACACCCTTGCCAAAATTGGTCGTGCTTGCGTCAGTAACAGCCGCTTCATCAGTGGGTGTGCGCACCCACGACATCAGAATGAACACCGTGTCGCCGATGGTGAACGCATCCGTCACAGCCTTGCGGAATTCCATGACTTGGTCATCTTCGGCTGTTGCTACGCCGTCCATGTCATCAGTCACACTAATCGACTCGGACAGACTGCGGCTGATGTTGCGAACGAACGTCTCACTCAGAGTAATAGGCTCGTCCACACCTTTGGTAAACACCTTGTAGTGGCTGTCTGTGAAGTTACCGGCAACATCTGACACACCCTTGATGAACTCAATGTGTGGGCGACCAGTCCATGTGTAATCTTCGAGAAAGTAATCAATGGCGTATTCGTCGATCGCAGGGCCTTCGCCCCAGTAGAACGAATCCGCGCGGCTGGTGCTAAACGCCTTGCCGATTGGGTCGCTGACATACAACACATCTTCTGTGTGGCGATCAAGCGCCACCACAAGGCTGTCCGAGAAGCCAACCTCATCAGTGAGCCCCTTGAGCACCGACTTGATGTGCTCATCGGTCAACGAGCTGCCGTCCGATAGCCCTTTGCCTAGGGTAAACACTGCCTCATCGGCGATGCTGGCCAACTCCTCGAGCGCGCGCTGCAAGCGATACACCTTGGTGTCAATGAGCGCGGCAGTGTCCAGAACCTCGATAAACTTGATGAACCAGCCTGTAATGACTGCTGCTTTCATCAGCTGGGCCTGCACACCTAAAGCCATGACAGGCGCGTTCACAGCGGCGTTGAGCGCCACCACGGCGGCTTGTGCCATGAATTTAAGCGTTGCTACAGTACCACCAGCTCGAACAACAATAGCGGTAGCCTTTAGGCTAGGTACCGCCGTCGCCGTCGCTTTGAGCTTGGTGGCGCTGAACTGCATTAGAAGTCCTGACGCAGCTTGAACTTGATCACGTCATACACGGTCTGTACGGTGGCGTCATCGAATGTGATCTCGACTTCACCCTCATAGTCACCGGGGTCAACATCCAGCGCACCCGATGTCCAGACGAACACGCACTCGCCATTGACGCCGTCTGTGACGGTGCCAGTCAATGTGGTAAGCACTACAGTTGTGTTGGCTGCGCGGAACTTCAGGCGTGGCGTCGAGTCCGTGATGTCCACAGGGTCGCCAGTGGTCTCATCGGTGATGGTGACTTTGATTTGTGGCTTGGTATCGCCTTGTACGAGTTTGATTTTTTCAGCCATGATCAGTCCTTCGGTGCGACGCCAGTGGTGCCGCTCAGTTCGGTGTTCAACATCGTCTGATACAGCTGGTAGAAGCTGGCTGCCAGCGTGGCGTTCAACGAGTTCTCAGAATCTTTGCTGTACGCGCGGTACAGGATGTAGTTAACCAAGGCGTTGGCATAGATGTCAGCCACGCTGATGTTGCCCGTCACGTCCGTGTACAAGGCGCTTCCACCGGGCTCTGTGATGTCAGTGGGGTACGCTGAGTAAATCAGCTCCACAGACGCGCCAGACGAGGCTGCAGGCGGGTAGACATAGAAGATGCGCGGCTCGCGTGGGTCGAACGTGTAGTGGCGGATGTCGGTCACGCCAGTCTTGCTGTACCAGTCAGGTGCCTGTGCGTCCAGAATCACGCGGCTGGTAAGACGAATCGCACGCTTGGTGCCGCCTGTGTTGCGGATTACCTCAAGTAGCTTCGCACCAGCCGAGGGCAGGGTCTGTCGTGCACCTCCAGCCAGCGCCATGGTGGCGGTCGTAGCTGTAGCGTCTGGGCGAATCAGGGCGATATCGCGCTGCCCGTCGTTCATGTAGCGGACAAGTTCTGCTGTCTTCCAGCGAACAGCTGAAGGGTCAACAAGCGTTATGACAACGCGCTGCAGGATTGACTGTGCGGTAAAGGCCATGTTCTACCTCAAGCGAAGGGGCGTGGACGAACACGCATAGAACCACGGGTCAAGCCGAAGTTACTCTCGATTCGTGAAGACACGGTCATGCGCGAGGCGGCGTCCAACAGCTCTTGCGCACGGGCGTAATTTGTGAAAGGCTGATCGGGAATCTGCATAGCCCGGGCGATTGCGCCGGACACAATGGGGTCGATCCAGATGTTGTACATGTCGTCGTCAAGCTGTGTAGCGCCGCGCGCAGGGCGCAGAGTGACAGCCACTACCACTGGGTAAACTTTGTCGGGTGGGGGAGACAAACGCAATGTAAACGTGTTGTCAGTGCGATCAGTGTAAAAACCTCTCGGGATAGCCGTGGCGGTGGGTAGATCGTTGCGGATCACCTCGGCCAAGCCAGCGCCAAGTTCTTTGCCATTCACAGCGACACTCATCACGCGATTGATGTCATGCTGTGCTGTTGGTGGATCGAGGTCGTAGCTTGAGACGCCGATCGCAGTGTAGAAAGTATCGAGGTTCTGCCGCAGAGTCAACGATGCCTCGGCGAACTCAATGGCGGAGTTAAGCAGAACCTGATCGACCATAGGCTCTGAGCAGCCGGGTAGGTACGGCAGGATTCGTGGGTAAAACGCGCTCAGAGCCTTCATGGTCTCACCTTATTCCGCAACAGGTGGTTGTTCGACTTCTGCTGAAGGGGCTTCAGCAGTCTCAGGTGTTTCAGCCTGCTGTTCCTGCTCTGGCTGTGTTGGGGCAGATTCTACCTGAGCTTGTTTTGTTTTGCGAGTCTTTGTTGGCTTTGCTTCTTCAGCGGCCAAGTTCGAGTGCAAATTCATCAAGGCAGTGCCTTCTTCAGTGGGCTCCCACTCTTCGCCGTTAAGCACAGCAGCGACGACAACTTTGCCATCCACCACTACGCGAACGCGGTTCATAACGATTTCGCCGCCTAAACGGTCCATCAGTTCGAGTGCAGTCATTCAGTTCTCCAGAAGTTAAAAAGGGCCCCGAAGGGCCCTTTTATTGTGCCATCAATTAGGCAGGAGTTGCGACGGCACCGAGGATAGCAACCCAGCTCAAGCCGTCAGTACCGATTTGCACGAACTGAGCAACTTGTTGCTGACCAACCACCAAGGGAGTATTAGCAGAGCCACCGTTGATGCCGCCACCAGTGTTGGGGTACACCTTGATGTCTTGAGCAGCGTCGAGGTTAGCAACGATAACCACATCGCCTTGGCCACGGCCAGCGGGCAAGATCACGCCGTCGTTGTCAGCAGCGACAACAGTAACGGTGTTGATAGCGCCGGTCAGTGCGGTTGCACCTGCAGCAGTTTGAGTTGCACCAGCTGTCAAGCCAGTGGTGACGCCGCCAACCATGCGGCCATAAGAAGTAACGTTAGGCATTTGAATGCTCCAAAAAAATTTAAAACAAAACGAAAACGAGGGGCCGAAGCCCCTCAGTTTTTAGCTGGCAGAGCCAACTTGTGCCACGACCAAAGCTTGTGGCTTAACCACTTTGCGGCCATACACAGCCAAACCGCGAACGATGTCGCCGAAATCTGTTTGGTTACGCAAAGGCTCAGTCTTGTTCACAGTCATAGCGAACGACACAGCAGCCTTGGTACCAGCGATCATGGTACGACGGGCTTTGGCGCTGGCCACAGAACCGCCAGTGGAGGTGTCGGTCAAACCGGCCACCAATGCCTTGCCTGCAGCGCCGCGAGGCAACAGGTTAGACACATACACGCTGAAGCGGTCCAACATGCCGATCTTGCCAGTACGGATGGTGCTGGATTGATCGCCCGTGAAGTAGGCTTGAGCGATGCTAGATTGCATCAACAGGTGACGGTCATAGGGAGACAACACCAACCAACGGCCGTCTTCGGGCACGTTCTGCTCGTCCAACACGGTAGACATGCGCAAGATCGCCTTCAACACGTTTTCGGGTGTTGCTTGGTCGATAGGAGCAGTGTCTGTACCCAAGTTGTAGGCAGCAGAGATCGCACCAGCGGTAGCACCGTAGTTGGCAGAATCAGCACCTTCGGTCACGAAGCTGTTGAAGAACACTTCGTTTTCGATCTGAATCTTCAGCTGTTTGGCTGCGTCTTCAGTGAACATGTTCATCAGGTTCATGTCAGATTGGTAGGCCAACACGTCGTTCACTTGAACGCCGAAGTATTTGCCCTTGTTCACTTGCATATCTTGGTAGATAGGAGTGGGGACTTCGTAGTTCAGGTTTTGACCTGCGGTGTAGTCAGAGATGGTGATGGTGGGAGCCAAACGGATACGGATAGTATCGCCTTGGTTCTTCAACTCACCTTCGTAATCGGTGTTAGCGATTTCCGACAACATAGTGTTTTGGTAGAACTTGGCAAGCAGTTTGCCCGACCACAAGGTGGGGATAAACGCGCCAGAGTAAGAAGTGCTCGTATTGAACGGAGCTTGAACAGGGTAAACAGCAGCCATTTGGGCCTCCTAAAAATTACAGGTTGGGTTACGACTCTGCCCCCAAAGATTACGCGACTACGCGACCCTCTTTGTAAGCCAAGTCGAT